AGTATTATTTGAAACAATATAAACCTAACTAGGTAGTTAAGTAAGAATGGGAATCCCTAGCTACTTTTCGCAAGTCATCAAGAACTATCCGAGTATTGTTAGAAATTTAAAACATCATAAGCAAAGTAAAACACAGTTCCATAACCTATATATGGATTGTAATTCAATTATTTATGATGTAGTTCGCAATGGAAACACCAAGGATACGTCGCAGTTGATCCAAAAGGTGATTTCCAATATTGAAGAGTATATTATCAAAATTAATCCGTCAAATACGGTAATTATCGCATTTGATGGTGTAGCGCCATTTGCCAAGATGAATCAACAGAAAACGCGTCGGCACAAGTCGGCTTTCATGGCGAAGGTGGAACGCGCGGGACCGTCTGAATGGTCTACATCTAATATTACTCCAGGTACGAAATTTATGGATGATCTGTCCGCTCAAATGACACGCGCATTCGCGAATACTGAGAAGAAATATAATATTAAACGGATGATTGTTACCGGATCAAACGAGACGGGTGAAGGAGAACATAAGATTTTCAAGCACATTCGTGACAATCCGGATCTCAATCAAAATGCTATGATTTATGGTCTGGATTCTGATTTGATTATGTTGGCAATTTTTCATCGTCATCTCTTCAATAACGGATTTATTTTTAGAGAAGCACCTGAGTTTATGAAGAGCGCAATTAAGGTTGATGATTCAGATGAACCATATGTTCTTGATATGGGTTTATTGGGAGATTCCATTATGAAGGATATGAATTGTAGGTTCCCCGATAGGCGCCGAATATACGATTATGTATTCATGTGCTTCTTGTTAGGAAATGATTTCCTCCCACATTTTCCAGCGCTCAATATTCGGACGCACGGGATATCTTCGTTGATGAATACATATGTGGAACATATAGGAAAGTTTCCTGATAGGTTCTTTATTGATGATGGTAAGATACAGTGGCGATACTTTGGAATCTTCATTCGCGAATTGGCGAAGAACGAACACGTGTTCCTTTTGAATGAGTACACGCTAAGGGATAAACATGATAAACGCGTTTGGAAAACGGAGTCTGATGCAGACAAAGCAAACGCGCTATTGAATGTACCCATTATTTACAGGAGCGAGGAGAAGTATATTTGTCCCACCGAGAAGTTATGGGAAGACCGTTACTATAGGTCGCTTATGCATATGGAGCGCAAACCGAAGGAGATATGCACGAATTACTTGGAAGGACTGGAATGGGTGTTTAAATATTATAGTGGAGATTGTCCCGACTGGCGCTGGACGTATGAGTATCACTATCCGCCGTTGCTTGTAGATCTGCAGCATTATGTTCCGGATTTTCATACAACGTTTATTACTAAGTCTCGCCCACCATTTACACCCAACGTCCAGCTTGCATATGTGCTGCCATTAGCACAATTTGATCTTCTTCCGGAGAAGACGCGGTCATTTCTATTATCGCAATATGGGGAGAATTACTCAGAGAAGGTTGATTTCCAGTGGGCCTTTTGCAGGTATTTCTGGGAAGCTCATGTGTGCTTTAAACCTATTTCAGTCGGCGACCTAGATAAGTGGGAATGAAGATATTATTATAAAAATAACATTTTTTATTTGTTAACAGAAATTATCAAATAAAAAATAAAGGGTGAAATATCAATATATATTACTCTTAATATGAAGCAATGATATAACTTCAATTTCAAATGATAATAAACAAAGTTTGCCCTTTATGTGTTTTGTGTCTTTTAATAGTCTGGGATTATATATAACAGCGTCGCCGGTTGACATCGTTATTGATGTATCGTCATTAAATATACGAGAGAATCCCAGACAATCTACATTTGGCGATAGCATTATATCTATAGCCATAATCCCTTTTGACTTATTATTTTTTGAAATATTATGATCATCGGTATTGATATCACGTATGATTTTTAAATTTATTGCATTTATTATGTAATCCTCAACTGGAATATTATAACATTTTGCAAATTCGGGTAGTATCGCGGTATGTATTATAAATGATATCGGTTCGCATAATGTGGATAATTTATTTAATTCTTTATTTGCATCATTATTCGCGAATAGTTTAATATTTGATATTATATACCCGCACAAATTTTTATCAAATACATTTTTAAGTTCACGTCTGTTTATGAAACGATTGTTAAAATCAATCTTGTTAGTATAAATGCATTCTATATGTTTTATTAAATTGTTTTCATTTATATCTATGGTTTTATTACAATACAGATTTATTATATGTCCTTTGTCTATATTTATTCTTAATGTTTCATTTATTATACTAGTATTTAAATTGTTCATGTACAGTAGTTCATTGAAAAAGTCATACGTTAAGTTTTCTTTTGAAGATATATTAATAACTGATGTTATATCGCTAGGTTTATAAATTGTATTAGATTTATTTTCTAGTTTGCTTGCGTATGTCTCAGCTTCTGGTTTGTTTTCTGTTATGTATATATACAATAAGTCATGACCTTCTCCGTTTAATATAACGTTGAAATTACTGCATGATTTTACTTGCAAGTTGGTGAATAATTCTGTTATATAAACGCGCTTCTCGTTATTAAACTGTTTATATTTATATTTATTGTAATCAACTTCAGTTAACATTATGCGATTATCAATACTTGCATTATAACATGTTATTAACGTTTTAACTACGCTATATTTATTTATATCGTATATTGACGTTTGCGTGGGATTCCAAATAAATGATACAAAATGACTGTTGTTTTTTAATAAATCAATAGTTGTTTGACTTATAAAGCTTCCAAAATCGTCTTTATCAAATATCGCGTTATCTAAAATGTATAACTTATTTTTATCTAGCGTAATATCTGGTAATTTTTTAAATTCATATATGATCGGTTCGTCCATATCTATGAATCTTATATAACTATTTTCTATATTATTTTATTTATAAAGTAATAATAATAAAATTATTATTACGTTATTGTATTTATGCGCTAATATTAACAGATAATTTTTAGAATAAATTGAGTTAGATAAATTAAAAATTCAAACACCAGGAGATGGTCCGTAGATCCAACCAGTTATAATATATTTGTCGCTTGATAATGGCATTTTACCGCAATGGGGAAACGTCCATGAAGCTGGAAACAATACTAATTTTCCAGATCTAGGACGTATTTTATATATCCCGTCGAAAACAGTCTCGCCACCTTCTATAACATCATTTAGGTACCAAATGAAAGTTATTACTCTTTGCATTTTAGAATTCTGTACAACTCTATGGTCATCATGATATACGTATCTGCCTTTATTCATCTTATATTTTTGTACCATTATGGTTTCACTTGAAAGAGTTTCTGGTTTTATATTTTTATAGTCTTGATGGTTTGAATTATTATTTGATGATTTGAAATCATTCGGATTATTAATTAATTCTGCGTATTTATCGATGTTATATCTCAATTCGCGTATTAAGATTTTTCTTATTTCGCACCAATTATCATCATCCGTATTTAGTGTTAGATCTGTTGTGTCTTTTATCTCTGGTCGCGCGCCTGACATAACTACGCCCTGTTGATGTTTTAATTTATCTTTTTCATATAAATCTATTATTTCTCTACACAATTCATGAGATAGCGATGTATTGTTTATATATATACGTTTCGTAAATGGATTTTCGTCAAACGGCTCGTGTATGAAATTAGAATGCATTTTGTGTTATATAACCTTTAATATTTTATATAGTTTAATTATTTAAATAAATATTATCTATATAATATATGCCATTTCAGGTTGATGGTACGGATATGAATGATTTGTCCATTGATGGCATCCTTGATACTACAATTTCACCGTTTCTGGTTGGTTTACCTCCTACAAATTCTACAGTCGCTCCTGCAACCAAAATGTTGACAACTGATCTAAAATATAGTTCAAGTTTAATTGATATATCAAACAGAGTTCAGGCGGCGTATTTTTTCACTCGTACGCCGGCTTCTGGCAGTATTCCAAATTGGTGTAACCGAATTTCAGTTTTTGGGATGGCTGGCGGAGGTGGAGGTGGCGGAGCGGTAGGCAACTTTAGTCCTTATAATTCTGCGCGAGGTGCTGTTGGAGGATACGGTGGTTCTGTAGCGTCTGCTGATAATATTGTAATTGCAGGAGGAAGTCCATTTAGTATGAGTATTGGCGGCGGAGGAGCGGGGGGGAGCGGCCATCCGGGTAACCCTGCTAACGGTAGTGGTGCTGATGGATCCCCTGGAGGTAATACAACGATAACAATTGGAGGTGTAAGTTATAATGCTAGTGGGGGTGGAGGCGGGGGAGGTACAAACGACCATACGGGACCTCTAGGTTTTAGAGATGCAAATACCAAAGCTGCTGGTGCTGATTCTTCGCCGTTCAATGCTCCTGCTAGTTTTCCTGGCAGCGCTGCAGATTATGGAAATAGAGGTACCGGAGGAAACGTTAATTCTGGCGGTAATGGCAATGCTGGCAACGATGGTAATGCCGGAGTAGGATTTATATGGTATAAACGTCAATCATAGGTATTGACTCCGTGAATGTGACGTTGGAGGTGGCGATTTATTTGGCGTTTAAACGGGCATCATTATGTGGTTATCAATAATGTGCGTTCGTGATAAATATGCGGTTAGTTAATAATATTAGGACCATTGAAGATTTTACACCTTTGCGGATCGGAAACGCGCATGGAACCATTGCTTTTCGCTGATGAAAACACCCCCAAAAATGGGCGTTTTGAATGAGCGAAGGTGTAAATGGTACGAATCTGCAAATGAGTGATAGTTTGAAGAATAAAATAATTGTTTTATTTTTACTAGTATAGAAACATTGTATATACTGTTATATATATATATATATAATGAAGCTATTTAGCATTTTCTCTGTGTTTTCGGTTGTTGCTGGCGTTCGTTTGGGTGATCGTTTTGATTCCTGGTTGGATGAGTACAGGGTCCATGTGGAGGAAGGCGAGTATGTGAGTATGTTTGAGAAGTGGGTGGCGAATGACAAGTTTATTCAGGAACACAATGCGGGCGGAAACGCCACGCACGTTCTCGGACACAATCAGTTCTCTGCTATGGACTCCGCTGATTACAAGGCGTTCCTTGGATATTCTTCCTCTCTTGGAAAGCCGAAGCGTTTCGGCGCCACAAAGTGGATGGACGTTGATGTTACTGCCGATTCGGTGAACTGGGTGGATGCCGGCGCGGTTACGCCGGTTAAAGACCAGGGGCAGTGTGGATCGTGCTGGAGTTTCTCTACGACTGGAGCGCTTGAGGGTGCGTATTTCGTTAAGAACGGAGAGCTGGTATCCTTCTCCGAGCAGCAGCTTGTTGATTGCGACACTCTCAGGAATGGCGGACGCGACCAGGGATGTAATGGAGGTCTCATGGATAATGCATTCAGCTGGATTATGAAGAATGATGGTCTTTGCTTGGAGGCGGACTACCCGTATTTCTCTGGTGATACCCAGGATTCTGGGACGTGCAAGAAGACATGCTCTGTTTACCCTGGGAGTGATATTGTCAAGTATGTGGATGTTGCGCCGTCCGATGACGCGCAGATGATGGCTGCCCTTACTCAGCAACCGGTTGCGATTGCAATTGAGGCGGACCAGCGTGAGTTCCAGCTTTACAAGTCAGGCGTATTCTCTGGAACTTGCGGCACTACTCTAGATCATGGAGTTCTTGCGGTTGGATATGGAACCGAGAACGGCATTGATTATTACTTGGTGAAGAACTCATGGGGGTCTTCTTGGGGATCGGGCGGATTCATTAAGCTCGCCAGGGGAAGGACATTCAACGGCGGTGACGGACAGTGCGGCATGCTGTTGAGTGCCAGTTATCCGGTTGTTTAAATAAATTTTTATTTATTTATTAAATAAATACAAATAAATATAATTATGTTAATGTTACATATGATCGGTTGTTATGTAGTCGGAATAAAACCAACCTGTAATTATATACTTATCACTTGATATAGGCATTTTTCCAGCGTGCGGAAACGTCCAGTGTGCAGGAAATAATACTAGTTTTCCCGCTTCCGGTTTGATACGAAAGTTAGACCAGAATTCTGTTTCACCGCCATCAACTACATCGTTTAGATACCATATAAATGTAATTTGACGCATTTTTTGAATCTTCCAGTTACAATGATAATCGTTATGCATTATATATTTGCCTACGCCTCTATTGTATTTTTGAACTTGCATTGAGTATACAACCATCGTATTATTTGTATTTGACAGTGAATAATTAAGATTATTAATTGCTTCAGAGAAGCCTTTTATATATTTTGTTAATTGATAACCTAATTCTTTTTTCAATACAATATTTATATCCTTCCATTCTGGACCAGCGTCTGTTATATTATAATCTGTTGTGTCCTTTACATTTGTATTTAGATTGCCTCCTCCATGTTCTCCTGGATGTTTGTTTTCTGCTAGTTCAAACATGTTTAT